AAGCGACATCTAACTCAGCGTAAGAAATTTTACAAAGAAGCAGAGTACCCTTTTACAATCGAAAAAATAGACTGGAATTAAATATATGCAAATATTAACGTTAGAAAATAAAGCACTAGATTTAAACACTTTGCCAGATCAAATTGAAGAAGACATACGTTTTAGTGTATTAGATAATTCAGATTCAAACAATCCTGATTTCTTTTATATTCCTTTAATTTTTTTAGAGTCGTTTAGTTCACCAGGTGTTGTTTTAAGAATAGGTGAAACAGAAATACAAATGCCAATTGATTGGCACATTGCCGTAGGTTGTAGTGAAAGCGGAAACGACTTAGAAATACTTCCATTAACAAGTATCGGAGACAGAGGATTTGAAGCATTCTTGTTTAATCCACTTGCCAGCTTCAAGCCTGAGTTCGGCGAAGTTAAGGTAATTAATTATTATAACGATGTCAAATGGTATTTTCCAAAAATGAGAAACGGACAATTATTAACAGTTCCAATGGAAACTAAAACAGAACCGTTGTGTGCGTTCTTTATTAAGGACATTACACGCCAGACAGAAGTAATCAAATACGGAGAATTATTCTAATGAAAGCAGGAAAGATTTGGGGTCAAACAGAATTGATCCATGCGAACGGTGTACTAGAGTTTCATCGTATCGAATATAAAAAAGGTTTTAAGTGTTCAGAACATGAGCACCAATTTAAATGGAACGGATTCTATGTTGAATCGGGCAAGATGCTTGTTCGAGTTTGGCAAGATGATCAGGATGGTCTCGTAGATGAAACCATCTTGGAAGCAGGGGATTTTACACAAGTTAAGCCTGGTAAGATCCATCAGTTTGAAGGCATTGAAGATGGAGTTGCCTTTGAACTTTATTGGGCAGAATTCAACCACAATGATATTGTGCGTAGAACTGTCGGAACTAAAGTGAAAAAATAGGAGAACATATGTTCACAAAACTTTTAGACGGTGTAGACAAGACGCTTGTAAGGAATCTTGTGATTCTACACACACTAGTAATTGCAGTTAGTAATTATCTAGTAACAATTAGATTTGATCTATTCCCAGGTGCAGAGTTGCCTTTGTTTGGATCATTTCCACTAGCGGCGGCGGCGTTTACATTTCCAATCGTTGTTGTAGCAACAGACTTGACAGTTAGACTTGTTGGTAAAGAAGCAGGTAGAGCTGTTGTAGCAATGGCAATCATTCCTGCCATTATTGCATCGGTACTTGTGCTATTAGCACTAGGTGATGAACATGCTTACAGAGTAGGTTTTGCATCTGGTACTGCATATGCAATTGGTACAATGCTTGATGTATATGTATTCCAAGCAATTAGAGAACGTTCAGATGCATGGTGGGCGGCACCAGCACTTTCAACTATTGTCGCAAACATCATTGACACATATTCATTCTTTTATGTGGCATTTGCAGGTTCTACAGACGCAGAAGGCAACCTAACTTGGATTGGTGAGAACTGGCACATTGTTGCACAGAACAACACACTAACTAAGATTGTAGTTGGACTAATTGTGTTCCTACCAGCTTATGGTTTGTTACTTTCTTACTTAGGTAAAAAAGTTGCAACAGAACCATTAGTGCTTAAAGACGAAGTAAAGCCTAAGAAGAAGGTAACTAAGTCTAAGAAAAAGGCATAAATGAGTTGGGTAATTTGATACCTAATCAAGCATTGATATACGAGCGGGCCAACGGTGTTGTGTTCGCTCGTTATCGCGACCCACCACATAATAAAATACCTCGTTGGGTAATTGGTGGTGAACCAGAAGCAACTGCAAGAGCATTAGGAATTGTAAGTTATGACGAATGGAAAAATGTAATGCATATTGCAGAAAGTAATGCAAATATTAAAAAACAATTAGACAGATTAATGATAATGTATTATACAGTTAAAGATGATATGAAAGAAGAAAATGAAACTTAATATCACTGACATCGGCGGAACGATTGCTAAAGAAGACGAAAGATATGTTGTAAAAGATAATACAACACTTAACAACCTAGTAGTAAGTAGCACACGTTTAAAAGCAAGAAAATCAACCAGTGGACACAAACACGAAGGACAAGAAGAAGTATACTACTTCATTGAAGGCACGGGCAAAATGGACCTAGATGACCAAACAATTAAAGTACAACCAGGTGACGTAGTACTAATTGAAGATGGTGTTTTCCATCGTGTACATGCAGGTATGTATGAAGAGCTTTATTTTGTATGTGTCTTTGACGGAAGGAGATCACATTGAGAATTATAGCAGGACCTTGTCAGCATGAAACACTAACTGACAGTATGATGATTGCTAAAGAATGTAAACGTGTATGCGATAAGCATGGCATAGAATATATATTCAAAGCAAGTTTTGACAAAGCAAATCGTAGTAGTATGCAAGGCAAACGTGGAGTTGGGTTAGGAGTAACATTACAAGACTTTAGAAAGATTAAAGACGAAGTGGGGTGTAAGACGCTCACAGACGTTCATACAACGCAACAAATAAAAGATATATGCAATTGGTTCAACGATACTGTAGACGTGCTACAGATACCTGCATTCTTATGTAGACAAACTGATCTAATACAAGAGGCTTGTGCCACAGATAAAATAGTAAATATAAAGAAGGGACAATTCTTAGCTCCTTGGGATGTCAAAGGTATACTAAGCAAGTGTACAGACGCTAAAGAAGTTTGGATTACCGAAAGGGGAACTAGTTTTGGTTACAATAGTCTTGTTGTCGACTATACTGGTCTTATCTATATGCTCGATAATTATGATAACGATATTGTGTTTGATGTTACGCACTCTGTCCAAAAACCCGGAGGACTGGGGGACAGTAGCGGCGGGAATCGTGATTACGTGCCTGGGCTGTCTCGTGCTGGGTCTGCTCTTGGGATCACTTCCTTCTTCCTCGAAGTCCACCCTGTGCCTGATAACTCGCCAAGCGATGGTCCAAATATGCTTAGACTAGATGACTTTGAACAAATAGTAGATGACTTAGTAAAATATCAATATGAACAATAAATTTAAAAATGCATGTAATCTAGTAGAACAAGACTCCCCACCTATATGGATGATGCGTCAAGCAGGCAGATATCAAAAGCCATATATGGCAATGAAAGAAGATTGGACATTTGAACAAATGTGCAAGCTACCACGAATAGCCGCACAGGTTGCTATGCTACCAATTGATCAATTTGATTTTGACATAGCTATATTGTTTAGTGACATATTATTTCCTATTGAAGGATTAGGTGTACCATTAAAATTTGATCCGGGTCCAAAGTTTGAATGGCATATTAACGAAGAAAATTATAAGGATCATAGTAATATAGAACTTGCAGTTAAGCATATGGAGTTTCAAGCAAGAGCAGTTACAGCAACAAGAGAGTTATTACATCCAAAGAAAAGTTTAATTGGCTTTGTAGGAGGTCCTTGGACATTGCTTAACTATGCAATAGGAAAAGATTCTAAAGCAAGTTTAGGATGGAAAACAAAATATCTAAACGAAGTAATTGTACCTGTACTAACACGTAACATACATATGCAATTAGATGCAGGTGCAGAAAAAGTTATGATACTTGATAGTGGTATAGGTAACATGAGCGAAAGTTATTTTAAGAAGCACTACGTAAACACATTACAACCATTAATACAAACTGATACAGGATACTATACCAAGCAATTAAATTCTAATTGTTTACCTACTCTATATAAAATGGGCTGGGCCGGAATAGGTGTTGATAGTACTGTGAATATAACAAACACATTTAAAAAATATAAAGACGGATTTATTCAAGGTAACTTTGACGAGAAGCTGTTAATGCTACCTGAAAAAGAATGTAGAGAACACATTGAAGACTTTCTTAATACAATGCAAACAGTTGATCGTAAAGGATGGATATGTGGGCTTGGACATGGAATACACAAAGAAACTCCAGAAGCAAACGTAGCAATGTTTGTGCGTATGGTAAGAGAAAGATTTGAATGAGTACAGCAATACTGATACCAGCAAGATTAAAAAGCACAAGACTAGAAGACAAGATGCTTGTCGAACTAGACGGCGTACCTTTGATTAGACGAGTATTTGATATTTGCAATTCAACTGACTTTGACACTTACGTTGTTACCGATAGTTTAGAGATTGCAGAAATAGTTCCTAATTTTATTTTAACAGGTGAAGCAAGTAATGGCACAGAACGTTGTGCATTAGCCGCACGTGATTTAAATTACTCTCAATATATTAACGTGCAGGGCGATATGCCTGACATACGACCTGATATGATAAAAGATGTAGCACACTATCTAAATTATTATTCAATTACAACTTTGTTTACTGATATGCCTAAAGAAGAACAAGATAACCCAAGCTCTGTTAAAATGGTACGTGCAGGAGATAAAGCTCTGTGGTTTGGTAGAGGAATGACAGGCTATGGCGAATGGCACTTAGGTGTATATGGTTACCAAGCAGACGCATTAGATTTATATCCAGACTTAGAAGTAACACAAGAAGAAGAAACAGAAAAACTAGAACAACTACGTTGGCTTAAGGCAGGTTGGGATATTGGTTGTACTAGAGTAGATTTCAACGGTGTAGAAATAAACACACAAGAAGATATTCTTCTTTGGAATTACAAAAATAATGCTTGACTTTACTAGTAAAAGGTACTATAATTAAACTATGAATAAACTTCCAATTAAAGACATCCTAGCCGCAGTTGATATGGGTGCAACAAATGTATGGGACGAACTGTCAGACGAAGAAAAGAAACAGGTTAGTTTTTACTTGTTGAATAGATACGTTAGTAGTGTCAAGGGCAATAGAGAAAAGCAAGAACTTGCTGTATTCAAAACAAATGAATATTATAACAAGCACTTCTTTACACTACAGAAACATAAGAAACTACTATGGCAACTATTATGTTTAAGTGGTAACACTAAAAGCATTGCATACCACGAATGGATTGGTTACAAAAAGAAAAACGGAGACAACTCTAAAGCAACAAAGTTTTTGAGTAGCATGTTTCCTAATATGAAACAAGATGAGGTGGAATTACTTGCTAGAATATCTACAAAAAAAGAATTACGGGAATACGCAGAAGCCCACGGGACTAATAAAAAAGATGTCAATCTCTAAACCATATAAATGTGAATACTGTGGATCCTCTTTTACTAGAGAAAAAACACTATCAGTTCACATGTGTGAAAAGAAAAGACGTCAATTGCAGAGAGACGAAAAAAGAGTACAAACAGGATACTATGCGTTCACACGTTTTTATAAGATAAGTGCAGGTACTAAAAAAGAAAAAACATATGAAGACTTTTGTGCAAGTCCGTATTACAATGCATTTGTAAAGTTTGGATCATTTGTAACCAATGTACGTCCTTTATATCCAGAGAAATATATTGACTATGTTGTTACCTCAGGTGTTAAACTTGACCATTGGTGTCGTGATGAATTATACGAAAAGTATGCAACAGAATTAGTACTCAAAGAAAGTATGGAAACTGCTATTGAAAGATCTATACAAACTATGATGGATTGGGCTACCGAAGCTGACGCACCTTGGAATGATTACTTTAGGTATGCAAGTTTAAATAGAGTTACTAGAGATATTAAGGACGGTAAAGTTAGTCCTTGGTTAGTATTAAATTGTCCAAGTGGGAAAGAGATGCTTAGTAAATTTACTGACGAACAGTTAGAAATAGTATACACAGTTATAGAGCCGAAGCATTGGGCTATGCGTTTTAGAAGAGTTCCTGCAGATGTTGAAGTTGTGAAAGAAGTAGCAAAGGAAAGTAAATTATGAACACACACTTATTAGGAAATGAGCATCAATGGATTATCGAAACTCATTACGATGATAGTGAAGAGTTTGATTATCATTGGGACAAGAAAGTTTTTCCAGCAGAAACACGCGAAGATGTAAGTGATCAAACCAGCACCTATAGAGGTAAGCAGTGGAATATACACCCACAAGCATTTCTAAACGAATGGAAGTATAAGCCATTTTTACAGTCTAAGATTGATGAAGTTGGGTTAAATATAGAGCTAACAGATTTATGTGCTTTGTGGACTGTAGAGTATCGCAAAGGTGGTTGGCAAAAGGCACATCGACACAGTGACCAAAATGTAAATAAAATTAGTGCAGTTTGTTACTTGACCGAACCTGATGCTGACGAAACATCATTCCATGGAGCAACATTTGCATATCTATATGATGGCCAAGGTAACACACATGACTTATGTTACAAGCCTAATATAGGTGATGTATTAATATTTAAAAGCACAGTATTACACGGATCATATCCAGTAAGACATAACAAAAGAGTATTTGTAGTTGACTACTTTTACAAAGATAAACAATAGGAGATTATATATATGAAACTAGAACTTGTTATAGCACCAGACGAAAGATTAGATACAGCAGTTACTAAAGAATGGGATTTTGATAATCCACAGTACGATGCTAAAGAACTTAAAGACGCAATGATTAAAATAATGGTAAAGAATCGTGGTATTGGATTATCTGCAAACCAAGTAGGTATAATGGATGCCAGATGTTTTGTGTTTCAAAACAATCAAGCAAACAATGACTATGATAGAAACGTATTAGCATTACAGCCATCATACGAAACTGTAAAAGAACATCCTGAAGTTGGAATGTTTGAAGGCTGTTTAAGTTTCCCAGGCATTACATTAAACATTGTCCGTCCATCACGTATTAGAGCTCAATGGAAAGACGAATACGGTAAGCAGTTTGAAGAAGAACTCTTTGGATACCAAGCTCGTTGTTTTATGCACGAAATGGATCATTTAAATGGTATAAGCATGGAAGAGCATGTTTCACCTAAGGTATGGAAAGAAGCCGTAGCGAATGCAGAAGCAAAGAAAACTTAAGAACGGAGTGACGGTGTACGAACTTGACAAACCAGTTACGCTTGTTATTAAAACAAAAGCACCTATGAAATGGAAACTGATTGATCAAGAAACAGGAGAAGAGTACATTGGCCAAACTCCAAAAGAAGGACAACCAAACTCCTGGAGGAAAATAAATGACTGAAGATAAAGACAAAAAAGATTATACGACTCCGTCACCACAAGAACTACAAAAACAACTTGATGAGCGTATGGCTAAGTTTTTAGCTAAGGGTGGCAAGATTGAAAAAGTAGATCCTATGATACCTACTAAAGAACAACTAAAGAGCTGGACAATATAAATGCCTGATATTGATATCGACTTTGCTGACAGAACGATAGCACTTGAAAAACTAAAGCATCGTGTGGCAAAGTTAGATACAGGTAAAAAACATAACACTGGTGTGTACGTTACAGAATGTCCACATAATCCAGTAGATAATCTATGTACTGTTGATTACAAAACAGCAGAAGATAGAGGTTACTTCAAATTAGATTTCCTTAACGTAAGTATATACGACAAGGTAAGAGACGAAGAACACTTACGACACTTAATGAACAAGGAGCCGTTATGGGAACTGTTAGAAGAAAAAGACTTTTGCGATCTAGTGTTTCATGTATCAGGACATCACGAACTAATCAAAAAACTAAAGCCAAAGAATATCCCACAACTGGCCGCTGTATTGGCTATCATACGTCCAGCAAAGAGACATCTACAAGATAGCGATTGGAACACTATTACAGAACAAGTATGGGTTAAACCAGAAGAAGGTTACTTCTTTAAGAAAGCACATGCTGTAAGTTATGCGGCCGCAGTAGTTGTACACATGAACTTAATCTGCGAAGGAGCATAATATTGGATTGGGAAGTACAAGACTTTAGACGAAAAAAACCAAAACAAGATCCAGGGCCTTGGTTAACATGGGCATGGCCAAAAGAACTAGTTGGAACATATCTTTGGAGAATTATGTTTTGGACAATACTAGTTCCTGTAGTATTATTCGGATATATACTATCGCCAATAGGATTCTTCCTACAATTACTAGTAATTGATTACTTCACTTATCTACAATATAAAAATAGTATTACTTAGAAGGTTTCTTAAGTAACTGTACGCTCTTGCGTTTCACCCTTTTTACAGATAATCTATTCAAATTGACTGTGGGTCCTAAGGATACTTTAACGTCTTTACTATTCATAGTCATCATTATATACTTAAAATATTCCATATCCTTCTGTAAGAATATGTTAATAGGAATCATTCTGTTTGATTCCCACCACCATACTTCGCCAAGTTCAACAAACTTAGCCTTATCGTCGTCAGAACGTAGATCGGTGTAGATGTACATGCTTGTTATAAAAGCATCCTGATTGTTAATAATTCCTATATATTCGTTGCCACCATACGTAACAACGCTTAAAAAAGGAAATTTTTCTTCTATATCTTTTCTCAACATAATCCAATAAATACAACTAGTGTTTAGGATAAAATTATTATGCAACTAGTTACAAGATATTTAGCAACTAATCAATCGGTGGTAGTCACAGATGGCTTTGCCGGCAACGTGGAGTATAGGAAAGTGTACCAGAAAAATATAAAAGTATCTAAAGGAATAGACAATGTCATTACCTTTGAAATTAAGAACAGCGACCATAAACCTGTATCAATACTGAATACATACACACCGTATGTAGAAGTGTTTACAGAAGATAAAGTAATGCTCAAGCGTTACACAGGAACTATTAAGGAAACAAGCACCCCAAACTACAAAGGGCAGTTTACAATTAATATCAGCGATGCTGATACATTAAATGTTGACGGACAGTATATGAGCTATGTTGTATACCTTAATAAAACAGCTGACGCTACTAACACACTAACTTACGCTGATTCACAGTTTGGACCATCAGGTACAATTGAATTAATAGGATCTGCTTTCCCAGGCCCAATTGATAGTAAATCAGTATCAACATTTTTAAATGACACTAGCACAGTAGTAGATGCTGAACCGCACATTAACAGCAATGAAGCACTACACACTGCCGCTATATATTCAACAGGCTTTGCTGGCACAGTAAAAGTACAAGGTACTTTAGGTGGTAATACCAGCACTAGTTGGTTTGATATTACTACAGAAACTTTATCAAATCCAACAACACCACACTATGTAAACTTCAACGGAGTGTTTAGTAATTTACGTTTTGTAAAAACTAATGACGCTGGCAATGTAGGAAGCATAGATAAAATCTTAATTAGAAACTAGAAGGGCAAAAATAATGGAGAATCTATTAGCGGTCATTATTGTGGCTCTGGCTTCAGCCTCCAATGCAGAATTTATCGAACGAAGTAATGAACAGATAGCACAAGGCTATAAGTGGACATATGTAGGGAAACAAGCACCATCAGGTGACCCTGCTATTACAATAAAGCCAGAACACGCTGAAGAATTTATTATATTTAAATTGGCAAAATAACACTTGACATAGGCTATTAAAGATAGTATAATATATATTATGAGCATAGTCTATGACACACTAACACAATATTTGCCGCCTAAGCGTAAGACTACCCCTAGTGGTTGGACTTCGTTTAATGCACCCTGTTGTATACACAACGGAGATAGTGCAGACAAAAGGCAACGTGGCGGATTGATATCTAACGGTGATGAAGGTGTAAGCTATCACTGTTTTAACTGTGGATTCAAATGTAGTTGGCAACCAGGACGTAACCTTAGTGGTAAGATGCGTAAACTACTACAATGGCTTAACGCACCTGATGATACTATTAACAAACTTGCACTTACTGTTATGCAAGAAAATGAAGGTGTACAAACAACACAGCAATTAGTAGAACTTCCAAAGTTTAATACTGTACCACTACCAGACGATGCAGTTAAGATAGCAGACATTACAGAGTTTAACAAGTATAGTATGGCAGTACTTGAATACATGTCAGCACGAGGTCTTAACTTAGATGATACTGATTACTATTGGTCATCTAGTTTAGGCTATCGTGATAGACTTATTATTCCTTTTTATTATGAAAAACGTATTGTAGGTTGGACGGCAAGAACAGTACAGTCTGACAAACAACCTAAGTACATGAGTGAACAACAACCTGGCTTTGTATACGGATTAGATGAACAAGGGCCAAACAAAGTTTTTATTATTGTGTGTGAAGGTCCTATGGATGCCTTACATGTTGATGGTGTAGCACTTCTCGGATCAGAGATAAAGGATCAACAAGCTATGCTAATTAATAGAGTAGGCAAAGAAGTTATTGTTGTACCTGATAAAGATGAAGCAGGGGCTAAGTTAATAGATCAAGCAATTGAACTAGGTTGGTCAGTAAGTTTACCAGACTGGGCTGATGATATTAACGATATAGGAGATGCAGTTGCAAAGTATGGTAGACTATACACACTATATAGCATTGTTAACAACGCAGAGTCTAATGAATTAAAAATTAGATTAAGGAGTAAAAAATGGTTAAATGGATTAAAAACTTAATCGCTGAATGGAAACGCAAACGTGCATTAAAGAAAAAAATAGAGGACCTTAAAAAGCGTGATCCTTTTATTTACAAGTAAGGGGCTGACTATTGATGACTGAATTTACAAAAGGCATAGGTAGCATATTCAAAAACAATAGCCTTGCATTAGCATTAATTTATACGCTAGGTCATATTATTATTGCTATGACCGTTGTTAGTGTAATGACTGGTGCAAGTCTTTTTGAAGCAGGTGCTGTTGCATTAGTAGAGCCTGCAATTAACGGTTTTTGGTTTTACGTATTACATAAACTATGGACAAAATATAATGATTAAATGGGGAATGGTTGGTAACAGCCACGATGCTAGTTTAGCAGTATTTAATGATACTGAATTGTATTGGGCTAGTCTTGCAAAAGACTTTAGTGGAGTACCTAATGATCCTCACTACAACTGGACACAGATAGAAGTAGCTAGGCAAAGTTTCGGACCCCCACAAAAAGTTATTTGGTATGAACGTCCTTTCCTTAAGACACTTCGACAATGGCGTGCTGGTCAAGGCTGGTTGCGTAAAGAAAATGATATACGTGCTTATCTAAGTGACTGGGGTATTAACTGTAAGATAGAATACACACAACATCATCATTCACATGCGGCCTATGCTTACTATACACAACCACATGATGATTGTGCAGTAGTGTGTTTAGATTCAATTGGAGAGTTTGAAACACTAACAGTATGGCACGGAAAGAACAACAAACTAAAGAAGATACATTCGCAAGGGTACCCACATAGTTTAGGATTGTTCTATAGTGCTATGACACAACGACTAGGGCTTGTACCCAATCGTGACGAGTATCTAGTTGCACAATGGGCAAAGAAAGGTAATGCCAAACGCCTAGCTCATGTAATGCGTAAAGAATTAATAGATGTTGATCATAACAGCAATAACCCACAAAAAATACGTATGCGACACAATATGCATAGAGGTTGTAATTGGTGGAGACAAGAACTATCAACACAACAAGACATGTATGATATAGCGGCCGCTACACAATTTATATTTGAATACTGCGTAAGTATACTAAGCATATGGGCCAAAGTACGTACCGGATCAAAACATCTAGCACTGGCAGGTGGTGGAGCATTAAATAAAGAAGCTGTGGATAAAATTAGAGATCAATGGGATAGTGTGTATGTACCACCCAACCCAGGAGACCCTGGATCGTGTATAGGTGCTGTGTTAGCCAAAACAAAAACCAAAATAGAACTTGACAAACAATGGTATCAGAAGCTATAATAAACAAACAATTAACTGAACAATATCCTAAGATGTTGGAAGTTGTTCACGGGAACACAACACAAGAGGAAAAACTTGAAGCAGTATTACAATTTACAGAAGTACTGAATCAATTAGCAAAGGCAATAGATGGACAAAACTAGACAGAATACAGACTACGGATACGACATACAAAAACTTTATTTAGAAATGATGCTGACAGATGCAGAGTCATTTGTTAGGTGTCAGGCTGTATTTGATCCTATTGCTTTTGATAGACGCCTACAAGCTAGTGCGGCATTCTTAAATACATATGTTAGTGAACACAATGCATTGCCAACATTTGAAATGATTAATGCGGCAACTAAAGTAGATTTAAAAGATCCAGGACAATTAAAAGAAGAACACTACGATTGGTTGCTTGCAGAGTTTGAAACATTTAGTAGACACAAAGCATTAGAAGCCGCCATACTTAAGAGTGCAGACTTACTTGAAAAAGGTGAGTATGGTCCAGTAGAAGATTTAGTTAAGAAGGCTGTGCAGATAGGATTACAAAAAGACTTAGGTACAGATTACTTTGAAAATCCAAGACTGAGATTAGAACAAATAAAAAGTAATAACGGACAAGTAAGTACAGGCTGGGCCGCTATTGATAAGAAACTGTTTGGTGGATTCAATAGAGGAGAGCTGAATATATTTGCAGGTGGTTCGGGTGCAGGTAAGAGTTTGTTCTTAGCAAACTTAGGAGTGAACTGGGCATTAGCAGGCATGAATGTATTGTACTTGACATTAGAACTTAGTGAAAGTTTAGTTAGTATGCGTGTTGATAGTATGGTAACAGGTATTCCTAGTAGAGAAGTATTTAAGAACATCGATGACGTTGAAGTTAAAGTTAAGATGATTGGCAAGAAGAGTGGTGCATTCCAAGTTAAGTATATGCCAAGTGGTAAGACTCCTAATGATGTAAGAAGTTATATTAAAGAATATGAAATTAAAACAGGCAAGAAGATTGATGTACTGTTGATTGATTACTTAGACTTGCTTATGCC